TCTGACGTCCCTCCGATGAGTAACTGCCCTGTGGTATGATGACACGAGTCCGATCCCGATTGTCGGTCGTCTCACCCCACTTGACATTAGCTCTGAACGTTATCCGCCCCAGTCCGTGCTCGTTGTAGTCATTCAGCGCGTACTGGTAACTCTCCCGTTTGTAACCAGTATACCCATCGACGACTTGCTGGAGAGACTTTAATCTGCGTTTTCGCAGCTTCGCCAGAGCCCGGTACGTTAGACTCATGACTTTGGCGTAGCCTTTAAGATGTCTCTCATCGATTCGCTTTGGACGATCAGGTTGATCTAAGCGATGTCGATCCAGCAAGCCCCGCGCTAGTCCAGCAGGACAGGTACAGGGTGTTTGTACACGGCAATCTTCCATTCCCACTAGTCGTGCAACCTCACGTAACGCCTCGCCGTAAAGTTGCATGTGGCAGCGTCGGCCGGTGCAGACGTTAGGGTAGTAGACCAGTGAGGTCTTCATTCCCTCGACCTGATTGACGAAACCATAGCGCAGTCCATCGAAATGATCCGCGTACTTATCCATCATAAGGTCACGGCAGCACCGAGAACGCACCAACGTTGCCTCTAGTGGTTTAAAGGTTTGGGTGGAGGCGGCCGGTACATGGGTACCAGCGCCCTCACCCTCACCCCCAATTCCCCTTTCAGCGTTGTCTGAGACTTTGAGATCAACGCTGTCCGGAGTTCTCCCCGTGAAGATGCAGAGAAGTCGGGGAGGCCGTAGACAAAAGAGATGAGCCGATCATTCTCCTCAACGCCCAATTCAAGGCGGTCTCGAAAGAAAGTCAGAAGATGATCTTGTCGGTCAGACAAATCAAGGCCTAACGCCGACATGCCCCGTGCACTACGCAGTTCCCTAACTTGTTCTGTGGAAGCGTGTGCGACAGCAACAGCGGTCAACGTCTCGGCCTCGACAACTGACGAGGCGACTTCAGTCAACTCACCCTCGGTCGTCTGTTGGACGAACCAAGGATGCAATCTGACGAGTTGAGAGAGCATTCTGTCTGCGATCCGGCTGATAGCTCTTTGTGCCAACGGCGGAAGCCTGAGCGGTAGCGTGACGTCCAGGATTTCAACGTCCTCAGGCTCGCCTACATAAGCAAGAATTTCCATTTTGTTGTACTTGTCATGTAGGGTGGAGTGTCTGCCTGCCCCTTTCTGTTTAGCGACCATTAAGG